AGACTGTTCTCCATAAGCATCTACAATAGCTTCTCGACTCATTGCTAACATAACTTGAGCAATCTCCACTAAATTACCTCCTTGATCAACTTGATCTTGTACAAAAGATCTTGTTTCATTAATAATTTTTTGAACACGCTTCTCTGTTTGCTTATCCATGCTAACAGTATAAGTGTTATTTTTTTCGAATACTATTTCTTTTTTCAACGCCTTTGATAGTGCCTTTATTAGCTGCTGCATAAAATACTGTTTTTCCTTTTTTCTTGCCATACTGTTTCTCCATCGCAGACTTAATTTTTTTGCCTTTTTTATTTAGTGGCATCTCTTCTTCTTTGATTTAAAGTTCCGGTAGTCATTTTATCGTATTGCACCTCGGCTCTTTTGTCAGCTATATCATAATCCTTTTTTATTCTCGCTTGATCAATTGCAGTTTTCTGTCTAAGTTTTTCTGCATCCAATTGTATTCTCGCTTGATCTCTTTGAGTATCCATTTGATCCTTCATTGCATCTTGTTGAAGTTCTTGTTGTTTTAATTGTATTGCAGGATCAGGTTGTCCCCCACCAGCTAATTGTTGTGAAGTTTGTTTTAACTCTCCCATAAATTGAGCTTCTAATCTTGCAACCACTTGATCCATCATATCTTCTTTGACTTGACCTTCTGATACTAAGAAAGAGGCTTGTTCTTTTGCTTTCAAAGATACATGTTCCAAAATATGTTTTTGAAGTTTCATTGCCATTGGAGGATTTGCTAAAATCATTTGATTGGTTCCAAATATTAAATGGTTTTGAATATGTGCGTCATGATCTTGTCCCTCATAAGCCTGCATTAAATTACCGTCTAATAAATCAGCATGTTCCATTGCAGGGTCCTTTGGCATACTTGGTGTATCTTTTCTGAGTATTTGATCTAAATCTTTTATTCCTAAAGCCTCATACATTCTTCTATAAGCTTCTTTCATGTTATGAAGATCAGGTGCACTTTGAGCTAACTGTAATTCTGTTTGAGCCAAAGTAACTCTTTGTGCTGTGGAAAATATATTAGGATCTGCTACAGGTAAAACATCTAAACTATCATCAAAATCTTTTGCTTTGACAGTTCTATCTCCACCTTCTACAGAGTAAGGATAAGTGTCAGGTAAGTAATCAGCAAACACTTGATATAAAAGTTTAAATTCTTTTTTCTGGGAATAATAACAACGTTTATGAATTGCTGACATAATTTTTGAACCACGTTCTAATAATGCAATAGTCGTACCTACCGGAGCATTTTGATTACCATCTCCCACTTGCATGTCTGCTATGGATGCAAATCTTTGACCAGACTGTACAACAAAACTCAATAAGCTATATAATGTTTGAGATGGCTCCTTATACGGTAAAGGTATCAAAGCGTTTCGAAGATCACCATTGGGTGCATCGATATCTCTAAACTCTCCAGGTTGTAATGGCGCTGCATCATCTCTAATTCTAATGCCTCTTGATTTAAATCCTGCAGGTAAGTTAGCTAAAGTTCCTGCATCAATTAACTGTCTTAAAAGATCAGTGGCTGTTCTCGATAATCCACCAATCATGTGTATTAAACCAAAACCATAAAAGCCAAGGCCAGGTAGAAACTTGTAATGAACAAAATATTGTTTCTTCATTTTTTTCTCATCACCTTTTTCAAAGTTTCTTCTTATGCCTACAACTTTACCGGAACCTTCTTCGATCGTAACAATGTATGGAATTTTAATTCCGTTTTCGTCCTCAAAGTTTTTTAAATCTAAAGAAGTGTGAAACTCATATAACTTAACAACCTTATCTGCATAACTAGGTTTTAATCCATCAATTCGATCATATTCTTTTTTAACTTCATCTTGCTCATATTCAGAAGGTAAAACTTCTACATCTCTGTAGAAACCAGAAACTTGTTTTTTTCTAAAATCATTATAGCTCATGTTAATGACTTGACATATTCTCTCACAGCTATCCAAGTCTGTTGCCATATAATTAACAACCAAATCTTCAGCAGGGATAAATTTAGAAACGGCACGCTCCATCAATTCATCGTAATAAACTTTTTTAAATGTAGAGCCTGCTAGGGGAAGGTAAAATAACATTTGATCGTAATCAGGAGTAAAGTCTTCCATCTTACTCATAATTTGATAATTCATAAATTCTTGAACTCTATCTGATCTTGCATATTTTTCAGGAGTCTCTTCTCCCATGATAACAGTTCTGACAGGTCCACCTGGTGGTAATAATTCTTTAAATGCAGTTGCTTGAAACTGAGTTGCACTTTCTGCTAATAAAGGATGAGTCGCTGCACTAGCTCCTCGAAAGGGTTTTGTTCTACTTTCATAGTTTAGACCAAGCAGTCCTAAGCCTTTGATGTAAGAGTCCTCCCAATCTTTTCTTGAATCTTTATCATTTTCAAAGTCTCCCATCAGTTCACTTGATAACTGATTGAGATCCTCTTCATCAATTACTTCAGAAAGATTAGAATAAAATTCTATCTCTTGTGGTAATTCATTGGGGTCGAAGTCTATTGTCGCTCCACCCTTTTCATCCATTTCAATCTCTAATCCTTCAGGGGCAGGAACGCGTTGTCCGTCCACTACCACTTCAGTTTCTTTTTTTAAAATTTCAAGTTCAGGTTTACCACTAGGGTCTATAGCTTTATCAATATTATCTACCATTGTTTATAGGTCTCGTTAAATAATTTATATCAACTAATCCACCATTTACAAGCGATGGTATTTCCGGAATAGAAATAACTCCACCTTGTTTTTTAAGAGATGTTCTCAATTTTTGAAAAGATATCGATGAACGACTCTGTGGTAAGTTCAGCTTCTTGATTTGCTCGGGTGTCATTTTGTATAAAGTCATTTATGTTTTCCTCGTATTGGTTACTTTCTATATAGTCACCATACCATACTGTGTCTATAATACCAACCTTTAAATCCCCGCCAAAGACAGTGTTTAATGCTTTTTCAACTTTTTCATTGTCTGGTTTCCCCTCAAAAGAGATTGTATCAAGAACAAATCCTCCTGTTACAGGGACTACATTGAAGTCATATCCAGATAACCTGTGAACTTCCTGCAGTTGTTTTCTGTCAAATTTTGTATTTGGCACATAAAAAGAAGTTGTTTGCATCACTTCTTGATCGGATTGTTCCATCCCTTCTTCTACAGTGAAAAAATTACTAGAGGCTGTTGCAGCTTGGTTTAAATTTTTTCCAAGAACAGACAATACAAATTTTCTTTGATCATCAGTTAATTGAACCATTTGACCTTTGTTAGTATTATAAACTGATGGGATATATACATTGTCTCCCACATTACCTTCAAAAGTACCATACCCTTGTATCATTCTTGACATGGTTACTTTTTGTCCAACAACTTGAGAAACTAATTCTTCAATTATGGAAGGTTGTTTGTCTGATTTTGTTATCAGTGATTTATTAGCGCTTCTGTTTACCTTATCTATACTGGACATTAAAATACTATCATCAGAGAAGCTTTCAATTAACTGTTCAATCTTTTGTCCTTGAGGACTTAGAAAAGATCCTGACTCAACTGTCATCTTAATACTTTCTTCAAATGGTTTTACTGTTTTTTGTAAATCTCTAACAAAATTAGAATCAATGATAGATTCTCTTGTAATGTCGTATCCTAGTTTTTCTAATTCATTTAAAACCTGTGGTCCTATTTCTGAAAAATTTGTAGATCTGCCGCCACGGCTCTCGGTCCACATCATGGCTTGTAATTCAAAAGGTTGAAGGAGCTCGTCTTGTGGGTCTTTTGTATTGACGTTCTCTGCAAGGTTATTAAGAGTCATTGTCATTAAAGCATACAAATCTGGATTGTTTGCTAAAGACTCAGGAGTCATTCCGAATATTTTTGCCATTTGTAAATCGTTAGTGGTATTCGGTAGGCGGTCATCTGTTCCTGCAAAATATTTAAAAGTATCAGTATAGTTTCTAAATTTTGGTGAATTAATTTTAGACTCCTTATCCTTTAACAATACGTCTAAACTTTGAGAACTTTTAAATCCCATTCGTATAGGTCTGCCTGCTAATACGTCTGACATCACTCCCAAAGCTATTTCTAAGTTTTGCTTAGGGTTAACTCCTCCTGAAGTAGTAGAAACAATTTCTAAAAATAATTCTCTTTCTTTATCGTCTAAGTCTAAATCAGTCATTAATCCATCTAGAAACTCTCCACTTTGTTGCCACCAATATCTTGCTTTCTCGTCTCTTTGAAGAGCATTATTTAACAATGAAGTGTCTGGCATTGTAAAATTAAATTTTTTAACTAGCTCCTCTGCATTAATACCTGTGGCCTCTTCGAACTCTTCAAAGGTTTCATTTTTAACTTGTTCTACTGTTTTATTATTAAACTCATAATTTATTTTAGGAGCCTCTTTTGTTGTATAATCTTCATTTCTTAAATCCTGATCTCCGAATACTTTTTGAGGATTAACGGCTTCAACATATGAATAAGGCTTGTCCGTTTTCATTTTGGGGGTAAATTCTTCTGGTAAAATGTTTATAACGTCTTTTTCAAACTTTTTTATTTCAATAGATTCTTCAGGGTTAAAGTATTGTTTTACTGAATGAGGTTCTACACCCGTAAGTTTTCCTCCTTTATATGTAATACCGTCATACCCGTTTCTTTGAAAAAACTCGTTTATGATATCTAATTCATCTGTTACTGCATCTGCTGTAAAATCTTCAGATATTAAATCATCTCTTATTTCATCGTAACTTTGTTTCCAAGTTTTACCTTTAAAATTACTTAAGTCGAAACCTATGCTTTCTGATAAAGATGGTCCTAAATAATTTTCAAAATCTTTAATGTTTTTGTCAGTTATTTTATTTTCTAAATTAAATAATTTATTTTCTTTTTTATCCACGATTTCATAGATTACTCCTTGTTCTTTTCCTCGCGTATAACCCTTAGCAACATCTAA